TATCACCGAAGAAATGTATTACGAAATGGAGCGGCTTATTGCTGATGCAAAGCCAGCCAGTCGCCATCTTATCGGCCTTAACATCATTCAGGATGTGCCGGGCTATCTCTACACCGGTGCGCTGACATATGACGGCGACATCATCACGGTTTACCCCGGATAAGTGAGAGCACAATGACAGTGAAATACAAAACGGTCATCACCAAAGCCGGTGCAATCAAGCTGGCCGAAGCGACCATCCCGAACGGGAAAAAAGTTAACTTTACAGCGATGGCCGTGGGGGACGGTGGCGGCACGCTGCCGGTGCCAGACCCTAACCAGACAAAGCTTGTCAAAGAGGTCTGGCGTCACGCACTGAATAAAATCAGCCAGGACAGGAAAAATAAAAATTATGTCGTGGCGGAGCTGCTTATTCCACCTGAGACCGGCGGTTTCTGGATGCGTGAAATGGGGCTCTATGATGACACCGGCACGCTGATTGCGGTCGGTAACATGGCTGAAAGCTACAAGCCAGCGCTGGCAGAGGGGTCAGGTCGTGCGCAGACCGTGCGTATGGTCATCATGGTGAGCGACATTGCGTCAGTCGAGCTGACCATCGACACCTCAACGGTGATGGCTACGCAGGACTATGTTGACGACAAGCTCGCGGAGCATGAGCAGTCCCGCCGCCATCCTGACGCCACGCTCACCGCAAAGGGTTTCACCCAGCTAAGCAGTGCGACCGACAGCGCGTCTGAGAGCGTCGCAGCGACGCCAAAAGCGGTTAAGGCGGCGTATGACCTTGCCAGTGGGAAATACACCGCTCAGGACGCCACCACGGCGCGAAAGGGTATCGTCCAGCTCAGTAGCGCGACCGACAGCGCGTCTGAGGCGCTCGCAGCGACGCCGAAAGCGGTTAAGGCGGCGTATGACCTTGCCAGTGGGAAATATACCGCTCAGGACGCCACCACGGCGCGAAAGGGTATCGTCCAGCTCAGTAGCGCGACCGACAGCACGTCTGAAGCGCTGGCGGCGACGCCAAAGGCCGTTAAAACCGCAAACGACAATGCGGCCGCAGCCAATAAAAATGCCAGTGAGCGAGTCAGTAAAGCTGGCGACAGCATGACCGGAACGTTAAATCAGGACTCTGTAGCGCAGTCGACCTATAACATGACGGCACTTTCCAATGCTGCGACGGGCAATAAAAATTATCTGCGTAAAATGCGCGGAGGCGGGACGGATACTATCTGGCATGAAACCGTTCAGGGCGGTGAGTATCGTCTGGCGACAGGCACTACCGATGCGCAGGAGGAACTCGCGATTAGCACGAGTACCGGCCTGCGGTTAAGAGGGAATGTCACCTCCCAGACCGGCGGGTTTTATTCAGGGAACGGTAAAAAGTTTTCCTTCGTTTCTGCCAGTACCTCTGACAGGAATGCCACCCTGCGCCTCTGGGGTAATGTAGACCGGCCGACTGTTGTCGAACTGGGTGATGACACCGGCTATCACTACTATTCTCAGCGAAATAAAGATGGCTCGTTACTGTTTCAGATGAACGGCGTGGGGCAATTTAGCGGTTATGTACGTTCAACCGGCGAAATGCAATCCAGCTCGGCTAACAGTTACCGTATTGCATATGGCGACTACGGTACATTCTGGCGCAATGACGGTTATAACCTTTACCTCATGCTGACTAATAAGGGCGACGCTTACGGAGCTTATAACGCGATCCGCCCATTGCGTGTAAGCCTTGAAACCGGTGCGCTGCAGTCTGAAACGCCACTGACAGTAGGTAATACAATTTACGCCTCAAAGGAGATTACCGCAGGGTATAGCGGTGCGTATGCGTGGGTTGAGCAATATAAAACGAAAGCGCCATTTTTTAATTCATATTCAACCACCGGCTCAAGTGAATACCATCCGGTAATTAAACAACAGGCAACCATCACCGGTAAAAACTCATGGGCGTTTTCAATGGGTTCTCTTGTAGCCAGTGATGCCCTTTCGTGGCACCTGCATATGAAAGGAAGTGGCACGCAGGAAATTAATTACAAATGGGATACTAACGGTAACTTTTCTGCGCCGGGTCAGCTCATTCCGGGTAGCTTTGCGAACTTTGACGGACGTTACTACACCAAAACGCAATCAGACGCAGGTTATATGCCGAAAACGGGGGCGTATACCAAGGCTGAGAGCGATGCCCGGTTCTACACCAAAGCGCAAACCGATGCGGGGTACAATGCCAAAAACACCGCGTCACTTTCTGCTGCCGGAGGATGGCATCAGGACAGTACGACCGGTCTGATAATTCAGATGGGGACAGTAACCCGAACGGGCTACAGTACAGCCGTCAATTTCCCTAAAGCGTTCCCTAATTTCTGCATGGGCGTCCTGCTTACGCTCAGCGATGCAGGCACAGGGAACCTTTCCGACTCATCAAGCAACATCAGGTCGTTAGGTCACAGTAAAACTGGTTTTACATACGGTGCGAATGGCAATCCTGAAAAAACGGCCTTATGGGTGGCATTTGGTAAATAGGATGCAAACATGAAAGACAGATATTTCTGGAGTGCAAAAGAAAACGGCTTTTATCCTGAATCCATGAAAGAACTTTATGAGAACAGTCCTGATGGCTGGCCGGAGGATGCCGTAGAAATCAGCGAAGAACTTTATAATTCACTACTGGAGGGGCAAAGCAGGGGGAAAGTTATCGCCTCCGGCCGCGACGGAAAACCCCTGCTTTCGGAACCGGTGATTGACCACACTGCGCTGGCGGAAGCTGAAAAGAGCCGCCTTGGAAATAAAGCTGAAGAAATGATTTTGCCCCTGCAGAGGGCGGTCAAGTATGGCATTGCGTCAGAAGAAGAAATGGCGAGGCTTAAGGAATGGGAAATTTTCAGTGTGGAACTCAGCCGTGTTGATACTTCTCTGGCACCAGAAATAGAATGGCCTGAGCCACCATCGAACGATTAAGATTAAACCCGCATTATGCGGGTTTAATCTTTAGGGTCTTATTCCTGATTAATCGCTAAAAACGCTCAATCACCTTTCCGGCACGCTTCACCCGCTCACTGCCCGTTGTACTGTCCCCCCTCCAACGGTATTACGTTTCTTGCACCTCACACACAACAGAAAATAGTCGCACCCCTTAACCACGGAGTTAAACAGATGGGCGACTATCACCACGGCGTCGAGGTCATCGAGATAAACGATGGCACGCGCACCATTTCCACCGTCTCGACGGCCATCATCGGTATGGTCTGCACGGCCAGCGATGCTGACGATTCAACATTCCCGCTTAATGAGCCGGTGCTGATTACCAGCGTGCAAAACGCGATCGCTAAAGCCGGTACAAAAGGCACTTTATCAAAATCCCTACAGGCCATCGCCGACCAGTGCAAGCCGGTCGTTGTGGTTGTGCGCGTTGCCGAAGGTACCGACGACCCGGATGACCCGGGAGCGGCACAGAAAGAAACCAATTCCAACATCATCGGCACGACCGACGAAAACGGCAAATATACCGGGCTTAAGGCGCTACTGACGGCAAAGACCGTCACCGGCGTCAAGCCGCGCATTCTCGGCGTGCCGGGTCTGGATTCTCTGGAAGTGGCGACCGCACTTGCGTCGACCTGCCAGAGCCTGCGCGCCTTTGGTTACATTAGCGCGTGGGGCTGCAAGACCATTTCTGACGCCATCGCCTACCGTGAGAACTTCAGCCAGCGCGAGCTGATGGTCATTCACCCTGATTTTCTGGCATGGGACACCACGGCGAACAAAACCGATATTGCATGGGCGACCGCCCGCGCGCTCGGCCTGCGTGCCAAAATCGACCAGGAGACCGGCTGGCACAAAACGCTGTCTAACGTCGGCGTGAATGGCGTCACCGGCGTCAGCGCCTCGGTGTCATGGGATTTGCAGGAGAAGGCCACCGACGCGAACCTGTTAAATCAGGCCGGTGTCACCACGCTTATTCGTAACGACGGCTTTAAATTCTGGGGCAACCGTACCTGCTCAGATGACCCGCTTTTCCTGTTTGAAAACTACACCCGCACGGCGCAGGTGCTGGCCGACACGATGGGTGAGGCGCACGCCTGGGCGATTGATAAACCCGTTACTGCAACGCTCATCCGCGACATCGTCGCCGGTATCAATGCGAAATTCCGCGAGCTGAAAAACAACGGCTATATCGTCGACGGCACCTGCTGGTACGACCCGGAGTCAAACAGCGTGGAAACCCTGAAAGCCGGGAAACTGTATATCGATTACGACTACACCCCCGTCCCGCCGCTGGAAAACCTGACCATGCGCCAGCGCATCGCCGATACCTATCTGGCGAACCTGTCAGACTCGGTCAACAGCTAAGGAGCTCAGAGCATGGCGTTACCACGCAAACTGAAATACCTGAACATGTTTAACGACGGCCTCAGCTACATGGGCGTCGTTGAATCCGTCACCCTGCCAAAGCTGACCCGTAAGCTTGAGAAATACCGTGGCGGCGGGATGCCGGGCTCGGTGTCGATTGACCTCGGTCTCGATGACGACGCGCTGTCGCTTGAGTGGACGCTCGGCGGTCTGCCTGACGTCGAGCTGTGGGCGCAGTACGCGTCACCGGGTGCGGATAGTGTGCCGCTGCGCTTCACCGGCTCATTCCAGCGCGACGACACCGGCGCAATTTCCGCTGTTGAAGTGGTCATGCGTGGCCGTCACAAAGAGTACGACGGCGGAGAAAACAAACAGGGCGAAAGCGGTACGACCAAAATCGCGACCGAGTGCTCGTATTACCAGCTCACGATTGACGGCAAAGAGGTCATCGAGATTGACGTCATCAACATGGTGATGAAAGTCGATGGCGTTGACCGTCTGGCGGGACACCGTAAGGCGATTGGCCTGTAACCCCTTAACCGGTCAGTCAGGCTGGCCGGTCACTTAACTTTGACGAGAGCAACATCATGGAAAACATCAACGAAATCAACGAAACCGAAAACTCAAACATTGTGATCCTCGATAACCCTGTCATGCGCGGTGAGCAGAAAATCGAACAGGTGACCGTTACAAAACCCAACGCGGGAACCCTGCGCGGTGTGAGTCTGGCCTCGCTGGCAAACTCTGACGTTGACGCACTGATTAAAGTGCTGCCGCGTATGACGTACCCGGCGCTCACCGAGCATGAGGTCATGCGTCTGGAAGCGTCAGACCTGATTTTGTTCGCCGGTAAGGTGGTTGGTTTTTTGTCACCATCTTCGGCTCGCTGACATTCCCGGATAACCTTTCGGTCGATGACCTGATGGCGGATATCGCGGTGATTTTTCACTGGCCGCCATCAGAGCTTTATTCCCTGAGCGTGACCGAGCTCATCACATGGCGCGACAAGGCGCTGCAGCGAAGCGGAAACCACTATGAGCAATAACGTCAGACTTGAGGTGCTGCTTAACGCAGTTGACCGGGCAAGCCGACCGCTCAAAGCTATCCAGACTGCCAGCAAATCCCTTGCTGGCGATATCCGCACTTCTCAAAACAGCCTGCGCGATCTGAATGCGCAGGCGTCCCGAATTGACGGATTCAGGAAAGCGAGCGCACAGCTTGCCGTGACCGGCCAGTCGCTAAACAAGGCTAAACAGGAAGCCGCCGCGCTGGCCGTCCAGTTTAAAAACACGCAGAACCCTACAACTGCGCAGGCACGCGCGATGGAGGCGGCAAAGAAATCCGCCGCTGACCTGCAGCTCAAATACAACAGCCTCAGGCAGTCGGTACAGCGACAACGCACCGAGCTCGCGCAGGCCGGTATTAATACCCGCACCCTTTCGGCGGATGAGCGCCGCCTGAAAACCAGTATCAGTGAGACGACCGCGCAGCTTAACCGGCAACGTGATGCACTGGCGCGCGTCAGCCAGCAACAGGCCAGACTCAGCGCGGTAAAAAGCCGCTATGAATCCGGGCAAAAGCTCGCTGCCGGTGCGCGTAATGCCGGGATGGTGGGCGTTGGTGTGGCGACCGCCGGGCTTTATGGTGCGTCACGCTTTATTGCACCGGGTATCGGTTTTGACAAGCAGATGTCAGGCACGCAGGCGATCCTCGGACTCGATAAGGGGGATGAAAAACTCGCAGCCATCCGACAGCAGGCGCGCGATATCGGTGCGACCACGGCCTTTTCACCGGGGGATGTGGCGCGCACGCAGACCACGCTCGCACGCTCGGGCTATAAGGCTGATGACGTGCTGGCCGCGACCGGCTCGACCGTAAACCTGAGCCTCGCGGCCGACGTGGATATCGCAGAAGCCGCCGACATTATCACTAACATGCAGTCGGCATTTAACCTGCCTACCACGGAGATTGAGCGCGTCGCGGATGTAATGACGAAAGGCTTTACGTCATCAAACACCGGCCTCGTCGAGCTGGGTGAGGCGATGAAGTATGTCGCGCCTATCGCGGAGGCTGCAGGGGCGAGTATTGAAGACACGACCGCCATGCTCGGCATTCTGGCTGATAACGGGATTAAAGGCTCGATGGCCGGGACGGGGGCTAGTGCCATATTCAACCGCCTGCAGGCTCCAATGGGGAAGGCCGTTGAGGCTATTTCAGAATTAGGCGTGAAAACCCGAGACTCAAAAGGAAACATGCTGCCGGTCGAGAAAATCCTCAAAGCGATTCACAAATCCTTTGAGAAAAACAAGCTCGGCACCGCAGAGCAGGGCGAATATCTGAAAGTCATTTTTGGTGAAGAGGCCATGAAGGGCGCGATTAAACTCGTCGCCGCTGCCGGTGATGGCTCGCTCGACAATAAGCGTCAGCAAATCAGGGATTCAAAAGGTACGACCGAGCGTATTGCGAAAATCCAGACGGACAACCTCGATGGCGATCTGAAAAACCTTCAGTCAGCATGGGAAGACCTGCAGATTGAGGTATTCGACAAAGAAGATTCAGCACTGCGCCGCCTGACGGTTTCCGCGACCAACTGGCTCGGCAAGGTGGCTGCTTGGGCTAAAGCGAATCCAGAACTGACGCAAACCCTGTTTAACCTTGTCGCCGGTGGGCTGGCACTGGTTGGGGTGCTCGGCGGGATTGGTCTGATTGCATGGCCTGTCATTGCAGGGATAAACGCGATTATCGCTGCTGCTGGCATGCTGAGCATCGTTTTCACTACTGCCGGAAGTGCCATTGTCGCGGCATTAGGGGCAATCAGTCTGCCGGTGGTCGCGGTGGTCGCTGCCGTGGTGGCCGGTGCGCTGCTTATCCGTAAATACTGGGAGCCCATCAGCGCTTTCTTCTCGGGTGTGGTCGAGGGGGTTAAAGCGGCCTTTGCGCCGGTGGCGGAAATCTTTGCCCCGCTCGCGCCGGTGTTTGATTCTTTCATGGATAAACTGCGTGGGGTCTGGCAGTGGTTTAAAGACCTTATCGAGCCGGTAAAGGCAACGCAGGAGACGCTCGACAGCTGCAAAAATGCGGGGGTAATGTTCGGTAAGGCACTCGCTGATGCGCTGTTGTTCCCGCTCAAAAGTTTCGACAAATTGCGCGGCGGCGTTAACTGGTTACTGGAGAAACTCGGGGTTATCAATAAAGAGTCGAGCGACCTTGACCAGAAAGCCGCAAAAGCCAATGCGGCAACGGGTTCAGGTAAAGAATCCAGTATCAGACCAACCCCGTTGTTTGGCGATTCTCAGTGGTATCACCCGGTGCCGGTTCCTGCCGGGAAGACCTACGTAGACCAGAGCAAGCCAGAATATAACATCACCCTACATGGTGGCATCGCACCGGGTACAGACCTTGACCGGCAGCTCCGCGAAGCCGTCGAAAGACTCGACCAGCAAAACCGTGCGCGTCAGCGCTCAAGTATGCGTCACGATGGATGAGGGCTAAAGCATGTTAATGGTTTTAGGTTTATTTGTGTTTGAGCGCCGCACGCTGCCACATCAGTCAATGCAGTATTCGAAAGAGTACCGCTGGGCATCAAATGACCGCATCGGCAAACCACCGGCCTACCAGTTTCTCGGGGAGGGTGAAACCTCGCGCACGCTTTCGGGCGTGCTGTACCCCGAAATCACCGGCGGTCGCCTCTCACTGACCGCCATCGAGCTGATGGCCGACGAAGGCAGGGCGTGGCCGCTGATTGACGGAACGGGCATGATCCACGGCATGTATGTCATCGATAAAGTGACCCACACGCACAGCGAATTATTCAGCGACGGCGCGGCCAGAAAAATCGAGTTTAGCCTCTCGCTGAAACGGGTCGATGAGTCGCTCGCGGCGATTTACGGCGACCTGAAAACGCAGGCCGACAATCTGGTTACGTCTGCCGGTGACTGGCTGGGAGGGCTGGCAGGATGATTACGGGTATGAATATTCAGGCCGGTGCAAAGATTGCCCCGGCGTTTATGCTCAAGCTGGATAACGAGGATATTACGCAGGATTTCAGTAACCGCCTTATCAGCCTGACCATGACCGATAATCGCGGATTCGAGGCCGACCAGCTCGATATCGAGCTCGATGACACCGACGGGCAAATCGCATTGCCCCCGCGCGGCGCAACGTTAACGCTGTGGCTGGGCTGGCAGGATAGCGCCCTGATAAAAAAAGGCACTTTTACGGTCGATGAAATCGAGCACCGGGGCGCGCCTGATACGCTGACCATTCGGGGGCGCAGCGCTGATTTTCGCGGGTCGCTCAATTCCCGCCGTGAACAGTCATGGCACGACACCACGCTCGGGGTCATTGTTGAGACCATTGCAGCGCGCAATAAGCTGACAGCCAGCGTGGCCGACACGTTGAAAGCGATCCCGGTACCTCACATTGACCAGTCGCAGGAATCCGACGCGGTGTTTCTGTCCCGTCTGGCTGACCGGAACGGTGCGGCGGTCTCTGTAAAAGCGGGGAATCTGTTATTTCTGAAAGCCGGAAGCGGTAAGACGGTCAGCGGGAAGCCCATTCCGCAGATGACACTTGAACGCGGAGACGGCGACCGGCATCAGTTTGCCATCGCTGACCGCGAAGCCTACACCGGCGTTACGGCGAAATGGCTGCACACCAGAGACCCGAAGCCGCAAAAGCAAAAGGTCAGGCTTAAGCGTAAACCCAAAGAGAAGCACCTCCGCGCGCTGCAGCATCCGAAAGCTACCAAAGCACCGGCAAAGACCAAAGCTAAAAAGGAGCAGGAAGCGCGCGAGGGTGAGTATATGGCCGGTGAGTCTGACAACGTGCTGGAGCTCACGACCATCTACGCGACAAAGGCGCAGGCCATGCGCGCTGCTCAGGCAAAGTGGGACAAGTTACAGCGAGGGGTTGCGGAGTTTTCAATCTCGCTGGCGTTTGGCCGTGCGGATTTATTTCCTGAAACGCCTGTGGCGGTTAGAGGCTTTAAGCGCGTTATAGACGAGCAGGCTTGGATAATCAGTCGGGTGGTGCATAACCTTAACGGGAACGGCTACACGACGGGCTTAGAGCTTGAGGTTAAGGTTTCAGATGTGGAGTATGAAAGCGAAGAGATGACGCAATAAAATTGTTTTATGTGTTTGATATGTAAGGATTTAGTGGTTAAAATTGATGCATCAATAACGCTTTGAGGTGCTCGCCATGTTTCACTGTCCAAAATGTCATTATGCCGCCCACGCTCGTACAAGTCGGTATTTTACTGACACGACCAAAGAGCGTTATCACCAGTGCACTAACATCAACTGCAGCGCAACGTTTGTGACCACTGAAACGGTCGAGCGCTTTATCGTTTCGCCGGGTGAAGTAGTGCCAGCACCACCGCACCCGACCCAATCAGGCCAGCAACAAATCACCTGGATGTAACCAAAAGAAAGCCCCGCAAATGCGGGGCTTTTTCATAATCTAATTGAGGCGCTGAACTTAACTCTATGACTTTACAAAGTATGCCAAAGAGGCATTGCAATCATACGCCAGGTCAAGTTTGCGGCAATTTAATTGAAAGAAAATTGTTTTTATAATCATAAGGTTAAAAAGAAATCATTCATTTCAAGTCAGTTCGGGTCAACTATTACTTGATTAATCCTCTACCCTTAAAAAAAGATTCAATTTCATCAAATTTCTCTTGGGGCATATCTGCAATCTTTTCAGAACATGCGTCTGCAAAAGTAGCCTTTTTGGATTTCTGCATTTGATCAAATGGATTCTGAACGTTTCCTCCTCGAGGAGAGTATTTAACTATATCGTCCTCGATTGCTACGACCACGCGCTCTTGATTGTTAGGGGTTTTGTAAACTCCACCAACAGTAATTTCGCTTTCATTGATAGACATGTTAATCAATCCTTTTTAAATCGGGGAATTTCGAGTTATACATTAACTCCCATCAAGAAAAAATGAAACAAAACAATCTGATAAGATTGCTCTTGAGATTAATGTTGGGGTCGACAACACATTTTTAGTAAATGATAGTTAGTAATCGCCCTCTCGCTGGTATAGCAACTCTCTAATTTTTACACATTTCACTGAGATTTATGTGCATTGATCATTCCTCTTTTTTCATCACAACATTAAGACAAAAACCCCGCAAATGCGGGGCTTCAATGTCAATGTGGTCAATGTGTGGACATTAAATGAAATAAATCCTTTTATTTCATTACGTTAAAGCGTTTCAAAAAGCTCCTGAGGGAGCCTTTTTAATGTCTGGCGTAACTGGAAAGTCGCGACAGCACCTAGGTCGCAGCTTGTGGAAGACAGGAAAAACAAAGGCACTTACAGTTACAAGTCTTATCGTTTTGAGGTTTTGTTCAGGGAGACTAACTGGACAATCATGAATTTTCAGTACATGCCGTGAAGAGGGGATCATGATAGATATCACAAGTGGTGACAGGCATCTTAAATTAACACCCTATGAAAGGCTGACTGAAGAGGAGGTGCCTGCCTATAGCCGTATTATGGTATGGGTTGAATTCTCGATCCCTGTCTTAAAAACTGAGTTTGCTGCAGAGTTTTTTGTCGGTCAACTCGAGCAATTCAGGAATGATACACATGCTCTCCATCAGGCTTTAAAGACAGGGGGAAAGTCTAAGGATATTAGTTTAACCTCGGCATTCGAGGAGGTTATGCTTAAGTTTCATCAGGCGCATTTTGCCGGTGCTGTTGGTGTTAGTATGGTACTGAAACCTGAAAACCATGCTGACAGTATTACCCTTGACGATTCCTTCGAGATTGATGAAAGTTACTTTCCCGACATGCTCTCAGGTCTGGACGACATCATTTCATGGCAAAACTGATGCCTGGATTAAGCAAAAAGACCGACACTTAAAATGCAGGTCGTTTTATTTCTTAAGAGGAAAACGGCACATGACATGTCTGTTATGCCTGGATCCTCAGTTGCCGGAGCCCGTCACCCGGCAAAAAGAGCGCTATACCAACGGCGAACTGGTAAGCATATGGTATGAGTGACTTTAAGCCTTTTAACGACCAGCGACTTCACCCGTTTAGGTGGCTTGCTAAACCCGCTATTATCCTCACTCATCTTCCTTGCGTTGCTGTCAATCATCCTGGCCGTTATCGCTACCGCATAAGTTAAACGAATGTTTCGTACGAGATGATGTGCCAGGAGGCGACGCATAGCGCTCACCCGTCGCGAGCGATATGCGTTAACATCCGTAAGCACAAAAAATTTCCCATTTCCCCAGCAATATTTCCCCGCCTCATCCGTCTACCTCATCACAAGCCATACTCAATCACTGTAAATGAGGTAAACACCATGAGAGATTTCGATATGCACGGAAGAGGGCACGGACGCGGGTTTGGCCGCCACCGTATGGGTAAAGGGCTGGTGATAGGCGCGGTAATCGTCCTTGTGCTTGGACTGGTGGTCATGACCCTGTGGAATGCCTTACTCCCGGCCATTCTTGGCGTGAAAGCCATCGGTTTCTGGCAGGCGCTGGGGATTCTGGTATTAAGCCGGATCCTGTTCGGTGGGCTGGGCTTCCGTCCGGGAATGTTCGGCGCGCACCGTCGTATGCACGAACGCTGGATGAACATGACCCCCGAACAGCGTGAGGCGTTTATTCAGCAGCGTCGCGAAGGCTTTGGTCGCCATGGTCGCGGGCATTGCGGCTGGCACGGTCATCGCGAAGATAAACGCGACGATAGCGCGCCGAAAACGCCGGAAGCAGAGTGAGCGAGATGAAAACCGGGCTGGCGGGAGAGTCATTGCTGATGTCGGCGCTTAATGCCTGCCGCGCCCGGCTGAAAGCCTTTATCCGCGGACGAACATCCGTGCGCGATGATGCCGACGATATTTTGCAGGAAGTCACCTATCAGCTGATGAAAGTGGAGCAGCCGGTCGAAAACGTCGCCGCCTGGCTGTTTCGCGCGGCGCGTAATGAGATGACCGACCGGGCACGAAAAAAACGTGAGGTCTCTCTTTCAGGATATTTTACCGGGGATGATGAGGACTTCCCCGAAGATGAACTGGCGGAAACCCTGTTCGGTGTCCCGCATACGCCGGAGGAGGAGTACCTTAAAACGCTGCTGTGGGAAGAACTGGGCCAGGCGCTGTCTGAACTTCCGCCGCCTCAGCGCGAGGTTTTTGAAAAAACGGAGCTCCAGGGCTACAGCATTAAAATGCTGGCAGAGGAAACCGGGGCCAGCGAGCAGGCGCTGTTATCGCGTAAGCACAAGGCGGTGCTTTTCCTGCGCACGCGACTGCGTGACGTCTATGATGCGCTGACCGGTGGCTAACGCCGACAGACAAAACCTTACATTGTCAGGACTTGTAGATTCATCACTATCGTTTATGATCGGGGCGTCTGGTAAATTTGGAACGTTATGCGCAACCGTCAGCTTCTGGGAAAATGGCTTTTGATAATCACATGTCTGGCGATGGCTATTTGCCTGGTGCAGCGTGCGGTTTATCTCAACCATTTTTTGCAGGGACTGGATCCGCAAACGACCCTGATTGCTGATGCCCCGGTTCAAACCAACGACGCTGAGCCGTCCGGGCCATCGCCGTGTCAGTTAGGCGCACACTCGCTGCTTTGTGCTCAGCCACTGTTCTTTGATGGTGC